TACCAAGAGATGTGGCGGTGCGCCATGCGGCGGGTAATACAAGCCTTGTAAGTTTTAAGTCCTACACTCAGGGGCAGCATGTCCTCATGGGTTCGAGTCAGGACTACATCTGGATCGACGAGGAGCCAACCGACCCCACAATATACCCACAGTGTCTAACGCGAACAGCGACAGGTAACGATGGGAAGGGCGGCTACCTCGTCGGTACTTTAACGCCAGAGAACGGGATGACCGAACTTGTCAGCCAGTTCATGGACAACCCGAACAAGGGCCAGTATCTCCAGAATGTCACATGGAACGATGCCCCACACATCACCGACGAGACTAAGACCCAGCTTTTAGCGGCTATTCCTGAGTACCAGAGGGATATGCGGTCAAAGGGCATACCCGTTCTGGGTGAGGGCATGGTCTTCCCCATAGCCGAAGAGGCTATAAAGGTCGAACCCTTTGAGATACCGGCGCACTACAAGAAATTGTGTGCTGTGGACTTCGGTATTACACACCCCACAACTTGTGTTTGGACAGCATACGATCCTGACTCAGACGTTATCTACGTTTATGACGCATACAAGAAAGAGGGCGAGGTTCCAGCGGTACACGGCGCTGTTATTAAGAGCCGTGGCAAGACTATCCCTTGCATATACCCGCATGACGGCGATAACACCGAGAAGGGCAGTGGTAAGACGCTGGCAGAGATGTATCTGGAGATCGGTGTCTTGATGATCGGCAAATTTACCAACCCTGACGGCACGAACTTTGTGGAGCCGGGGCTGATGGAAATGTTGGAGAGATTCAGAACTGGACGACTGCGCGTGTTCAGCAATCTGGTTCCGTGGTTTGAGGAGTTTCGCAGATACCACCGGAAAAAGGGAAAAATTCATAAGGAGTTTGATGACCTTATGGACGCAACACGATATTCAGCTATTAGCGTAACGCGGTTCGGCCAGAACGCGGTAGAGCGAGAGCAACTAACTAACGGTTCAACAGGATATACGACAAATGAATATAGCTTCTGAGATAAACGAAGGTGAGTTGCTTGCCTCACTAGAGAACAGCATCAATGCCGCAGACTCATACGCTGAAAGCGAGATTGGTCATCAGCGTGATAAGGGTCATCGCTATTACTACGGTCAGCCTCTGGGCAACGAGCGCACCGGCAGATCACAGCATGTAAGCATGGATGTCTTTGACGCAGTCGAGAGCGTGAAGGCTATGTTGATGGAAACTTTCTCGGCTGATAGAGATATCTGCCGCTTCGATCCGCAAACCGCAGAAGATTTTGTTCCTGCAAAGATGGCGACTGCGCTGACTAACTACATCTTCTATAGAGAAAACAAAGGCTCAAAAATTCTCCACGATGTGATCCACGATGCGTTAGTAGCGAAAACAGGGATAGTGAAGCGTTACTACAAGAACTACTACGAGTATGACGAGGAAACCTTTGAAGGCTTAGACGAAGCAGGGTTTTCGATGTTGGCTTCGGATGAGGCTGTGACAATCACTGAGTACGCTGAAGAAGCGCAGATGGCTCAAGTGCAAGACCCACAGACAGGCCAGATGTTAGAGATGGCGCAAGTCATGTACAGCGGCGAGTTAGTTCGCAAGATCGACAAAAGCAAAATCTGCATTGAGGTGATACCGCCTGAAGACTTTCTCATAACACCACGCGCTACGGATGAGGAAGATGCTGATTTCTGTTCGCACCGCACAAGCAGGACGCGAGGCGAGTTATTGAGTGAGGGTTACGACCCTGAGTTAATACAGCGTCTCGATGAAGACAAGGATATGCACGAAGACGGATCGCTTGGCCGTGACTCTGTTGATGGATATCGACACGACGACTCATACGAAGCTGACAATGACCGCGAATATGTGACGATCTACGAGTCGTACATGAAGAAGTACCGCGATGACTTGCAGAAGTGCGTGGTGCTGAAAGTGCTTCACAGCCGCAGGGTCTTACTCGACTTAGAGATCGTAAGCGAAAAGCCATTTCGGTATTTCACTCCGTTCCCACTACCTCACCGCTTCCACGGTATGAGCCTTGCAGATGTTCTGTTCGATATCCAGAAAACGCAAAGCAGTTTGAAGCGCGGCGTGGTCGATCACACGTTTATGACTAACACCTCGCGGTTCATCGCTAACCTGTCACTGGTTAAGAATCCCAGAGACTTATTGGATAACAAGGTAGGCGCGATTATTGATGTGAACAGCCCGAACCCGGAGAACGTGGTTCGCCCACTGCCAATGCCTAATTTGTCAGGCACTGTGTTCCAAGCGATTGAGAACCTAGAAACTGAGAAGGAAGCGCGGAGCGGAATGAGCCGTATGGCCCGTGGCATGGACAGCACTGTTGTCAGTAAGCAAAACAGTTCTGACTTGATCACTCAGTTTATGAACGCCAGTAACCGCAGAATTATGGTGATGGCGCGTAACTTGGCTGAGAACTTCTTAAAGCCACTGATGCACGACATCTACAGGCTGGCTATAGAGAACGAAAGCCAAGAAAAGATGCTTCAGTTGGACGGCCAGTTCGTCTCTGTGAACCCACAGTTCTTAGGTGATCGCACAGAGATGTCTGTGGCCGTTGCATTGACACCAGAAGAGCAAGCGCAGGAAGCGCAGATGCTTTTGAGCCTAGATCAACAGTTCACCATGAACCCTAATGATCCAACGCTTGGTGGTATGTACAGCGCACCACAGCGTCACGCCATGATCAGCCGTGCTTTTGAGTTGTTAAACATTAAAAACGGTGCTTCTTTCTTATTCGACCCCAACAGTCAAGAGTACCAGCAGCAGCAGCAGCAAATGCAACAGCAGCAAATGCAAGCTGATCAGGAAGCCAAGCTGTTGGCACAGCAACAAGCTGAGTTTAATGCTGATATCACCAGTAGGCAGGTATCGGTGCTTGAAGGCCAGTTAGAACTGGATGTGTTGAAAGAACAGCAGAAGATGGTTCTGGAAACTCAGAAGCAGGAACACTTGGAAGAAGAGAAAGACAGCAGATTGCTCATGGATGTTGAGAAACAAAACCATGATATGGAGATGGACGAGAAGGAACTTACTGTCGAGAAAGAACAGAAACGCAACGTATCAATCGGGTGATTTATGCCAGTCGATGAAAAAGCATTAGAAGATTTTATTAAAAAGGCGCACGACAAGAAGTACGCCAAAAAGAAAACGCGTAAACAGGCGTTTGATGATTTCAAAAAGTGGAAAGATGGAAAGTTAGACCAAGAAACTACGTTGCCAAAAGCCCCTACACGGGGGCGAATGGCTAAAGCTAAACCTAAACCAACCACATAGTGGAGTTTTTATGACTAACGAAAATGTAGGCGATATGGCTAGTACAGCAGAAGCCGCAAAAGAAATGTTAAACAGCGCGGTGTTTAATAGGGCGTTTGAGGATATGAATAAAACAATCATTGATCAGATACTCGCCACACCACCAGAAGCTGATGCTGAAAGGGAGCGTCTGTACGCCATGTTTAAGGCTGGACAGATGTTTGTACAACAATTTGCCGGACTCATAAACAACTATGAGTTGGCGACACAACAAGAAGTTGTGTAAAATAGGAGAATATACCGATGTCAGACGAGCAAACCGCAGTACCGGACTCAACTGAAGCAGGTGATAACGATATTATCGCTAGACTTACGGCTGTGTTGGAATCCGATGATGGACAAACCCCATCGCCTGAAGAAGAGCAAGAAGTAGTTGAAGAGACTACTGATGAAGTGATCGACGAGTCACAGGAAATCGAAGAAGAAACGGAGGAATCTGAGGAGGTCGAAGACCCAACCGAAGAAACTGAAGAAGACGCTGAAGATGAGCCTGATGCCATTACCGAAGGAATGATTGAAGTTGATGGAGAGAAAATATCTGTTGACGAAATCAAGCTTGGGTATATGCGACAAGCTGATTACACCAAGAAGACGCAAGCCGTTGCCGAACAACGTAAAGCCGCAGAAGAACAAACGGCTAACTACGAATCCACACTGAATGCCCTTCTTACTGCCTCCGGTGCAGACCTATCACGTTTTGACAACGTGAACTGGGAGCAAGCGGCAGTGCAAAACCCTGATCAATACCGACAAGCAAAAGCGATGTATGAGCAAACTAAGCAAACGCACGATTTTATTCGCGCTCAAGCAAAAGAGCATCAGCAACGCAATGAAACACAGCAACAGGCGGCGATGAAAGAAAACGCCAAAGAAAGCCTGACTGTCCTCAAATCTACAATCCCTAATTGGAACAACGACTTGTATTACTCCATTGGTGAGTACGCAACTGAGTCGTTAGGTGTCACTACAGAAGAGTTTAATGATGTACATGATCACCGAATGATTACGGCACTGTACAAGGCTATGAAATTTGACAGGGCAAAAACGGAAACGCAAAAGAAAGTGAAAGCGACTCCGAAGAAAACTTTATCGGGCAAAAAAGCTGAACCCAAGGATTTAGGTAAGAAAGACAATTATCGCAAAGCGCGTGACCGTCTGAAGAAATCTGGGTCTATGGAAGACGCTGTTCAAGCCCTCTTGAATAGAACTTAACTTTAGGAAATTTAATCATGCCAGTAGTAGCAAATACCTTAAAAACCTACACACAGGTAGGTAAGAAAGAAGATATCGAAGATATCATTTATGACATCAGCCCTACGCTGACTCCATTTACTTCTTCAATCGGCTCTAGCACTGCATCAGCCACTCTACACCAGTGGCAGCAATCTGAGTTGTCGGCAGTGGGAACAAATGCAGCCGTCGAAGGAGCAGACGCGGGTGCAGCAAGCAACAACACTACAACCTTGAAAAATGCTAACACACAGATTTTCACTAAGGTTGTTCAGTCCTCCGGTACGTCCGAAGCTGTTGAAACCTACGGAAGAAATTCTGATTTGCAAATGAACATCGCAATGAAAGGAAAAGAAATGCGTCGTGATATCGAACACGCATTTGTGGGTGCTTTGCAAACAGGCACTGCGGGTAACGGCACAACTGCCCGTGAACTAACATCTGCTCAAAGCCAGATTGATGCTTCTACCACTAGCACCGCAGGTTCTAACCGTGCGTTCAGTGAGACACTGCTATTGGGTGTTCTTCAAGATGTTTACGAAGCTGGCGGCGATCCCAACCAGATTCAAGTTACTCCATCTCACTCTGTTCTGGTTGCTAATTTCGCAGCGGCAGCAGGTCGTGAGCGTGACTTCAGCACTGGCACTAAGATCGTTAACAGCGTAGACCTCTACGTCAGCCCATTTGGTGAGTGTTCTGTTGTTCCAAATCGCTTCCTTCAAGCAAATACTTGTTTGGTACTCGACACTGAGTATTGGAGCCGAGCAGTTCTGCGTCCAATGCAGACTATCGTCCTTGCCAAGCAAGGTGACTCTGACAAGCGTCAGATGCTCACTGAGTTAACTTTGGTTTGTGAGAACGACAAGGCTTCCGGTCTTATCGAAGCACTGACTGCTTAATAGCAACAAAACTGGGTGGCCCTCCGGGGCCATCTTTTTTCCGTTTTTGAGGTTCTTCATGTCCAGTGAGTTAAAAGCAAATATCCATCACGATGTGAGCGAAGATAAATTTCACATATCGCATTCACAAGATGTTAGTGCAGTTTTAGAAGCTAACAAACGCGCAAGGGATCAAGCCGAAGGACAGAAAATGGGAGACATGGTTCGTGTCGCTTCAATACCTGACGTAGTGGCTATTGAGTGGATGAATGAAGGTATTAACGTGATGTCACCAAACCGGGAAGACCTTAGACGTATGAAAAAGAAACTTAATTCTCCTGAGTATGCCTACCTGCGTACAGGAGGCGGCAGACTATGAGTATGACAACATACGATGGTCTAAAGGCATCAATCGCTAACTGGTTAAATCGAACCGACCTGACAGCGGAAATACCAGATTTTATTGAACTTGCGGAAAACAGAATATTCCACGAAGTTCGCGTTCCAACTAACGAAAAAACAGTTCTACTGACTGTTAGCACTGACGGTTACGCCACGTTACCAAGTGACTTCTTAGAGTTGAAAGATGTCTTTTTCAACTACGAACCTTTAAAACGTGTCTCGTTAAGTGAGTTGTATGGCTACACGCCACAGGCGGGTAAACCCGCAATGTTTGCGCGTGAAACATACAGGCTCAAATTCTTTCCTACGCCAACGGTAGGTGCGTCCGATGAGATGCGAATGATCTATTACTACGATGTTGGCCGATTAAATAGCACAGACACATCAAATGTAATGTTGTCGTTATCTCCAGAATTGTATCTGTATGGCGCTCTTGTCGAGGCGGCTAACTTCTTAGGCTCTGACGCACAGAAGTGGGAAGTAGGGTATCAGCAAGCTTATTCAAGATTGACAAAACACGCGAGGGATTCTGAGTTTTCAGGAGCCACATCTCAAGTAAACAGCGGGTACTAATATGGGTGGGTTTTTTGGCGACAATCCGGCAGATACAGTCGTTGGGTCTACGGACGCGACAGAATCAACAATCGCGGAAGATGCAGTCTCGCAGACGGACACAGCAGGTGGCTTTTATCAGGGATCGCCAGACCAAACCACTACCGATGCCTACACCGCCGACGCTTTAGCATCTAAAAACGCAGCAGCCGTATCTGAGGCTAACGCAGCCATATCTGAGGATAACGCAGCCACATCTGAAGATAATGCCGCAACGACACTAAGTAACATCACATCACTAACCGCAGCCTCCGGCGCGGCAGGTTCTGCTGCTGCGTATGATAGCAGCACCGGCGTGTTAACTGTGCCACGGGGTGATACAGGCGCTACTGGGTCAACCGGCCCAACCGGCCCACAAGGCGCTACTGGGTCAACCGGCCCAACCGGCCCACAAGGTGCAACTGGCCCGCAGGGTGCAACTGGCGCGGACTCTACTGTCGCTGGGCCGACTGGCCCGCAGGGTGCTACTGGCCCACAAGGCGCTACTGGCGCGGACTCTACTGTCGCTGGGCCAACCGGCCCACAGGGTGCAACCGGCCCGCAGGGTGCTACTGGCCCACAAGGCCCACAAGGCCCACAAGGCGCTACGGGCGCGGCGGGTGCTGACGGAAACGACGGCGCTACAGGCCCACAGGGCGCTACAGGCGCGGCGGGTGCTGACGGAAACGATGGTGCTACAGGCCCACAAGGCGCTACAGGCCCACAGGGCGCTACGGGCGCGGCAGGTACTGACGGAAATGATGGCGCTACAGGCCCACAAGGCGCTACTGGCCCTCAAGGGCCAACAGGCGATACCGGAGCGACAGGGGCCACAGGCCCAGCGGGTTCTTACACCGCTGGCACTGGTCTTACGCTGACAGGTACAGAGTTTAGTATTGGACAAGACGTAGCCACTACAGCAAGCCCTACATTTGCCGCTATCAATGTGAATGGATTGGTGACCAGCGATGACTTCCAGATTGACTTAGGTACAACTACCGCTGCTGCTCAAATCACTACCCCTTCTTCTCTTACTGGGTTCAATGCGTTTAGCATCAAGAACACACATACAGAAGGCTATCTGTCTTTTGGAACTACATTAGGCCAAGCCAGAATAAAAGCAACAGGCGCTAATGGTTCTGCTGACCCTTTAGACATTGACGTAGGCAACGTAACTGCTATTGGGATCGCGACTGATGGCGCTGTGTCAATGGGTGGAGATGTCACATTGGATGCCGGTCTTACTGGTGATGCGATTCTCACAATAAGAGCAGACAGTGACAACAATAATGAAAGCGATCATCCAAGCGTAAGGTTTAAGCAAGATGGCGATTTAGTTGACTGGCGTATTGGTTTAGGCTCTACAGACGCAGACGGTGCTACATACAACAACGATTTGTGTTTTTCCCATCTTGCAGGATCAAGCAACGGTCTTAAATATGTAAGTCAGGGTGGAACCGTAAGCACTATATGGCATGCAGGTAACGATGGCTCAGGCTCTGGTTTAGATGCTGATACTCTTGACGGGGTACAGGCATCTGGGTTTATAACCACATCAACAGCCCAACCTTCTCAAATCGCAATTAGAAACGGCTCCCCCACAATCTATCTGCGAGACACAAATAACAACTCGTCAATGATCCACTGCAACGCAAATATCTTTTATGTCTTGCGGGGCGGTGTTGACACGACAACGTGGACACAGGTCAATGGCAGATGGCCTATGCAACTCAACCTTAGTAACAACGATGCCACTTTTGGCGGTAATGTTACAGCTTACTCTGACGCAAGACTCAAAGAAAACATTACCTCCATTGGAAACTCAATGGAAATGTTTAATCAAATAGACGCTAAACGATACAATTGGATTGATAACGGCAAGAATGACATTGGCTTTATAGCACAGGATGTAAAAGCCGCAGGTTTGGTTGAGGTTGTGAAAGAAGCAGAGGATCGTGATCCAGAAACAGGCGAGCTTTTTGATACTCACCTAACACTTGATTACTCAAGAATGGTCAGTGTCTTATGGGATGTTGTTAAGGAACTCAAGGCAGAGGTTGAAGAACTGAAGGGCAACGCCTAATGGCTTTACCAACGTCAGGTGCTATTAGTCTTAATCAAATGCACGTTGAGGCAGGAGGATCGTCAGGCACAATTGCAAGTATAAACGATGCAGATATTCGTGCGTTAATTGGTAAAGGCTCTGGCGTAACCATGTCGTTTAACGAGTGGTATGGGGCTTCTAGTGCGCTAGACACGCAAACGGTTACTGTCGGTTATCAGGCAGTGCAGCAATATCTTAATTCTGGCTACGGCTCATTTACGACAGGGTTAGGTACAACTCAAAATAGAGATGTGGGCAGTATATCTGACGGCACATTTAACCCTAAAAGCAATATGTATATTAGGGGACTATGGTACAGCACATCTGGCAGTAGTTTGGTAGTTTTTGCATTGAGAAGCTTAAATACTACGGTTGCTAACAGCGGCTGGACAACTATGAATGTTGCTGGCGTAAACTTTACTCGATCTAGTGCAACTTTTTCAAACTCGAATAACGCAACTAGTGGGCAAACTCAATGGAGTTGGACAACATCAAGCAATCCCTTTGGTACGACAGTGGGTGCAACGAAAGTGGTTACGTTCACATGAACAGGGAATACGTTGATAAAACAGACCTTGAAGATTCAGCGGTTACGCATGCTACTTTAACTAGAGGTAGCACATATATTGAAGTGCCAAAGGGTTCAAGCAGTGAAGAAGAAATACAGCTTCTGCTTGACAATGCTCTTTTGCAAACCGCTTTACACAACTTTCACGAATCGCAATGCAGGGATGATGTTTATTGCGACAAGGTTATTGTGCGGCAAGATTATTCTACGGGGCTACCCGAAGCACAGGCGTTAATACAAGAGTTGCAAGCTGTCTTTCCTAACTACGATAATTGGAACAGGCACAACTACAATATTGTAGGACGGTATACCGCATACAGGGAGCCATATAATAACTCTGGTATTAGCTTTTATAACTTTGGTGAAAAGCCTTCTGAGTCTTTGTTGCTAAGTTTTAATACGTCTTACCTAAACAGTAACCTGATTGAATGGTACGGGCTAAAGTTTGATTTAGACGATGAACAGGTAATGCTGAAAGTGGTGTTTAAAAACTACGATGGCGAGACTCCAGAGTTACCCTCAAACCCTAGAAACTTTTATGCCGCTACGCACAATCAAGATGGCACAGAAAGCCAATGGGTAGATTACTACGCATACGCAACGCCTAAGTTAATCAGAGAGTTCTGCGCTGAAAAAG